TCTTCGGCAAGTAACAGTTTTCCGTCTTCTGTACCTGCTAAATCGGATAATTTTGTAATATTTAATGAATCAATTGCCGTTTATTTATTCTTCCTTTCTTTTTAGAAAATGATTGGGACATCGGGCTTTTCAGACGGTTCATTCTTCTTGGGTTCGGACACGTCAGTAAACTTCGGAACTTTTTCGCTTGCTTTCTGTTGTTTGCCAGCAAGTTCCTTTTCTTCCTTAGTTTGATAGAAGTGGTCTTTCTCATTCTCTTTTGCAAGATAGTCATTTAGACCCATAAAAGCTCCATCTTTCCACTTTAGACCATCTTCGCCCATGATGTCTGCCATCAAGGACTTTCTAGTTCGTTCTGACTTAATCTCGAGCTTTTCAAACTCCGCATTTAGAAAATCTCGTTGGTCACGCTGTAGAAGTTTTGCATCACGGTCTTTTTCGGCATCTTCTGCTCGTTTGTTCGCATCTGCTACCGCTTGATTTAGTTTTTCAACATCAACGCCGTCAAATTTCTTGATTGCTGTGTTTAGGTCGTCAATCTGTCCTTGCAAAGAAGTGTTTGTGTTTTCCGCATCTTCTAGCTTTTTAGAAATCTTGTTCACTTCTGCGACCGTCTTGTAGTTTTCTGTTACAGCTTTGTTAATCGCTGTTTTCTGCTCGTCTGTCAGTTCCAGTCCTGCATCTTTCAGAATTTGTTCAATGTTTTTCATAGTTACGTTTGTCCTCCTAACATTTATTTATACTGTGCTGTCCACAGTTGTGAGTCTGCTAGTTATACCCCTAGCGTGGTAGTAGTCACCGTGGATTTGAACCACGACTGTAAGGCTTGGTATTCTCACAGCGTACCAACGTGACTAGCCCATTTTGATAGGTGAAGATATAGTTTTACAAAGAGAAACATAAAGTTTCAAATAGCAGAGGGGCGATTTGAACACCCGACCTTCGGCTAACGAAACCGACGAGCTTCCTACTGCTCTACTCTGCGATATAAATAAAAAAGGAGCTAGAAAACAGTATATTTACTGTCTCTAACTCCGCTGAGTCCTTATTCCTGTCCACTGACAGAAACGCTACATATTTCTTTTTCTTTTGATTCATTGATAGAAATTCTATCTTTCTTCTTTCGTATCGTAATGGACTTTAGCTCGTCCTTTTCAATACGCCTAATAATTGACAGAAGTTCTTCAATCAATCGTTCTTTTTCGTTTACAATCATAGATGATTTTCCCTTTTGGCGGTTGTTCAAGCGATACCGCCAAACGCTTGTGTTGTGCTATCCATATAGTTAGATGTATTTAGAAGATTCACTCATGGCTAATACTATTATAACATAAGTTCTAGGAAAAGTTGTGGTCACGTTTTAATACGTTATTCTTCCTATACGCTTTCGCTAATGTGTCCGCTTGCTTCTGCTGTCTACTGCCAAATCCCACGGTCTTTGTACGCACGTAATCGGGCTGTAAATCGTTTTCCCTACAAAAATCATTGTACGCCTTATTTTGTCGCAATAGCTTGTCCGATAACTTGCCGTATTCCGATTCTAGTAACATTTCCTTTACATCTACTTCGGCAATACCGTCAATTTCCGCTTGCTTCATCAACAGTTGACGTTTTGTCTTACGGATAGAACGCTCCATGGCTCGTTGTTTTTGGGAGAGGTTGTAGCGTTCCTTGATAGAATCATCGTCCAGACGGTTTCCCTTGCCGTCTAGCAAGTTACCATCCTTATCTCTCCATGGATTTTTTAATCCCTCTGCCCACGGGCGAAAACTGTGGCGACAATTCCAACCGCACAAACCCTCACCCGTGCCATATCCCGTTACTTCTACGAAATCGGGATATTTATTCTTTGTATTTGCCGTTAGTTCACCCTCTTTCCATTGTTATGCAATGGTTCGGTAATTATCCTTTCATCGCTCCATCCAAGGTAATATCTACTTGCTAGAGTAGTTCTTGGTATGCCTACTAATTCTGCCCATTGTGTAAGAGTTTTTCTCTCTCCGTTATATTCTAAAATAATATTATTTCTTTTGTTATTTCCTTGCGTTATTCCATCTGCCCATCTACAGTTATCAGGCGAATATCCTTTACTATTATCTATTCTATCAAGTGATAACTTATCTGAATATCCATTATCTTTAGACCATCGCATAAAAGATTCTATGTCATTTCTCCATTCATCACATACAGTAATGCCTCTTGCACCGTAGTTATGGTAGCATGAATTATTTTCATTGTGACATCTATTTATCATGTGCGTATAAATATCATACAATCTATTACGTTCTTTGTGTGTTGCGTATCCGTGCTTATATGTCATTTTACTCCACACTTCCGAGCTTAAACATCCACATGATTTTACAGTCTTAGAAATTAATCTACTTTTTCTAGTGACTGTTTCATTTCCGCAATCACATTTACATTTAAAAATTTTACTTCCGTGTACATCCTTTCCTAAATATTCAATAACTGTAAGTTTGCCAAATTTCATACCAATTATTTCATTATCAGAAAGTATGCTTTTATTTCTGTTTTTGCAATTCTTTAACCTATTTTCTGCTCCTAGACATCCACAGCTTTTTGTAACACCTTTTCGCAATGAATAATCGCATATTGATTTTTCATTGCCACAATCACATTTGCAAATCCACATCCATTTTTTCTTAACTTTGCCACCGCTTTTTATTACGGTAAGTCTTCCAAATCTTTTTCCAGTCAAGTCTTCACTATACATTTTCGTTGCCCCTTTCATTAATTAAGTTTAATTAACATTAATTAAAATTATATCAAAAATGTTTGTTGTTTTCAATACTAATCTGTGTTAAACTTAATTAAATTTATGAAAGGAATTAATACTATGCCAAATAATGAATTAAAAAATCGTGTTCGTTTTTCTACCACTCTTGATAAGGAAATTGAAAAAAAATTAAAGAAATGTTCTGAGGAAACCATGGTTCCAATAAGCAAACTAACAGATAAAGCCTTTGTTTTGCTTTTTGAAGCACTTAAAAAATAGTCAATCTTTTCAAATCTTCGTCTTTGACTTGATAGACTTTCCCTTGCCAACTCATGTGATTGGCTGGTTCGTCAAAAGCCGTATATCTCGCATTGGAATGTGCTGACACAAGTATGAGATTTGTTTTCGCTTGTTGCATATAGGTTAGGCTTACTTGTGCTGCGGTCTGTGATAGACCGGTCACCACACAACATCTAACAGCACTTTCCAATGTTCTTTTCGCCCCTGTCGGATATTCCACCATCACGCCTTTGCCTGCGTAATTGTCCAAAATATCACAGATTGCAGAATTATAACTTTGTACGCCACTTGACACCCTTAGTTCTGCCTCGTCTAGCATATTTATCAAATTACGCTGTGACGTGTTCATGGTGGTGCGTGTTAAGTTCTGCAATTCCCCTAATGTCTTTTTGTATTCCGCATCCATCACACGAATGACTTCTTTGTTCTCTAGGGGGCTTTTGACCTTAACGCCTAGTTGTTTGAATACTTCATTATCGTCTTCCCAACTGGTTAGTACCGCTTCTTGCAGTAGCGAACGCATTTCCGTAGTAGTCATAGCCGTTAGGGTGGCTAATTCTTCCATAATCGCTGACTTGTGTTCGCCCATCTGCTCTAGTTTCCAGACTAAGCGGTCTGCTGTGGCTGTTAGCTTGCCCGCTTTGATTAGCCTACGTGCGATGTCGTATAAAATGAAGTCCTCTAGCTGTTGAAATAACGCTATCATACGGTCAGACTTGTCGTTAAAATAATTGGGCATTAGCATAGTTAATCACCTATCGTCTTTTTTACTAGGTCAACCCACTCTTGTGAATTATTATCCTTAGCTACCTCGAACCAATGTCCAGTCGTTCCAGGCTCGTGGTACTCTAAATGTCTATCAGTCGGTGTTTTGTGTGGTTCACTCCACCACCCCGTTATGTTCCCGTCTGCGTCTTTGATTGGGTGAGAACCCTTGTATAGAATATCACTATAGATGTAGTGGGCATAGACTGTATTCCATTCAATCATATCCCCGTAAATCCCATTCGGATAATTCACACTCCCTCGTAACGCTCCTTGTTCAAACGGTACTAACGGGTCGCAATCTGCGACTACTTGCATATTTAATAGCTTCTGTGCTTCTTTGATTCTGCTGTCGATGTGGCTACTGTCTAGTTCAATTGTGATACCGCCTACAACCTTTGAAAAATCTAATTTAATCTCGTCAGCCGTTTGCTATTCCACCATGAAATCTAACATTTGAATATCGCCAATACTCATAACTTTTGCAATATCGTCTTGTTTTAATTTCAGAATCGGCACGTCTACCCCGTCAAAGTTTAGCAGTTCGGCAAGTCTATTTTGAAAGTCTTCTTCGGTTTTACCCTCTCTTAACACTCGTTTGGTCTGCTTTTCGGTATGTTCTTCAATGCCTTTTTCTTCATCGGCTAGAATCGTGACTTCTTCTTCTTTTTCTTCGTAAAATTCTTTGTTTAACTTTTCTAGTTCCTTGGCATAGTTTTCTTCATAATCCTTTGACATCGCTCGAAGATTACGATTGATAATTAGATAGTGTTTTGGCTCGAACCATCGTTCGTCTACTGTTTTAGTTTTTTCTTGCTGTAATAAGCTACTTAAATAGTTAATTCTGTTGATTAATTCAATATTTTTCATGTAATATTCTCCCTTATTCTTCGCTAAATAGACTACTACTATTTAATTCATTCTCTGCTTTTTGTTCTGCTTGTGCTTCTTGCACCATTGCGGTTGCTTCTTCTTCTGTTAGCCCTAGATTACGTATTAGGAAACGTACTTTCGACATATAGCCTTGTTGAGCTAGTTGGAAGTCAAAGGCCTTATTTTCTTCTCGATTTTCGGTTAGGTCGGCAAAATCACAGAAGATTTCGTAATTTCCATAATCGCCTAGTTCAGTGTCACCGCTTAATGTTGCCATCGTGTCAATGATGTAAGCGATGTCATGCACAAAGCCTACACGTCCGTCACCATTCGATTTGGGTCTGTCTAGCAAGCTACGATACGACAGCACGGTGTTAATCGTTCGGCGTTCAGTGCTTTCTACTTGGGTAGCAGTCGCTATGGAAATGGTTTGACCGTTGAAAACAAAATATCCAGGGTCGAAACCACATTTGTAGCTGATAATGGACAGATAAAAGTTGATGCCGTCGGTCCTGCTCGTGACTTGCAACTGTGGTTGCCACTGTGCCACCACGCCGTCTGGTTGGATGCCCATATCTAATCCCTTGACGAATTTAGGTAACTTAATCCCGTTGTTCGTTGCATATTGCAACGCTGAATTGTCCACGAACATGATAGGACTTGATGTTTCTACTTCCGTTCCCATGCTAGACATTGCGACATCTAGCCATCGTAATTCTTCGATACATTCAGAAAATAAGGAAACACCTAACGGGCTGTCGGTGTCAATCGTGTTGCTGTATGGACATTTCAAGTAGGCAAATAACGGCTTTTCAAGGTTCTCTAACGCTGTTTCGGGTTCGATGTCTGCCCATTTCGTTTCTTTTAGACTGATTTCTCGCCCGATGTCGTCCACATTGTCAGACATATACGCCTTGTTGGATATCTTGTACAGCTTGACGGTTTCAGTCTCTTTCGTTTCTTCATTTGTACGATTGACCGTCTCGAATCTATGCCATTCTGCACGGGTATAGAATTTGTCTTTTTCGTTGTAATATGAAAAAAAGACTGCTGCCGTGATTTGCTTGTTGCTGTCAAATTCAGTCACAAGAAAACGGTCAGGTGGGAAGTAATCAATCCCCTCTCCGTTCCATTTCGCCATGATGCCACCGAGTCGAATCATTTTTTCAATATTGTCCTGTGCATTCATTAGAAAATGCTTATCAATCGCATCTTGCAAAAACTGTGCCTTTTCGCCCGTTCCGTATTGGGATTGTACCTTGATGTCAATTTCTTGGGTGATTAGGGTCGCTAGTTCCCTTGCTACCGTGTTGGAAAAGCGGATGGTACGTGTTTCCTTGTCCGTCCAAGGTGGTTGTAGACTATCTGCTCCCTCTAGCTGTTTCCAAAGCAGAATTGCATTTTCCATTTCTGACGACAGATAGGTCTTAATATTATATATATTTTTATAGTCTTTTTTAAATAGCGTTCGCAATCTCTCCTTTATCCAGCTTATGATGCTCGTCTAGTTCACCTCGTTTGAATC